TCCACCTGTTTTTTATAAAGTTTCCATATGGTCTGGTCGGACACAGGGAACATGACATAACGTGACGTATCTTCAGATAGCAACGGTTCGACCAGGGCCTTGGACATCTTTATACAATAGTCCAATATTTTTAAATTCTAATTCTTGTGTTCTAACTTACGAGTTGTAATCCATACCTTTTTATCTATTCTATTCTTATGGATTACGCAATGGCGTTATGTATCGAAGAAGAGAAAAAAAAGTGTTTGGACGTCATTCAGACCTATTACAAAAAAAATAAACATCCATCTATTCTTCGCTTACGTGATTATTTACAAAGTTTATCTGTACAAGACCCTACGGTTATAGAAGACCTTGAAAAAATAAAAATCTATCTTTCGACAGACTTTACCGAGTCATGCTTTACCGAGTCATCCTTTACGCCTGCCGAGGCAAAGCATGAATCTTTCGCCAAAGACGCTTGAATAGATTGATACGATACGTAAAGAGTACTGAGAATAGAACCCCGCTCGAATCTTCGTAAGTTTTTACGAGATTTAACTTGACAAGATTACCTCGGTCCATCTGCCGCTTGTAGTCCCGTATACAGTCATGTTCGAACGCAATTCGGTCTACCTTTTTACGTGTAGTATGGTGTATCATTTTATATTCATCTTGCCAATCCATGTTGTAAAACTCTTCTAAAGAATAGGTATAGATTGTCATAAATTGGGGGGTGCTGAATTGTCCGCCATGAAGGCCGTGAAAATGGGGTTCGGTGATAGCCACTTCCATCTCGAGATACATTCACTCTTCCATTTCTTTGTCTTCAATTTTATTTTTATTTTATGGCTCTATACTATACTATGAAAAGTGTAATGAAGAGTGTAATGAAGAATGACTGGATTCAAAGTAAACCGTTATTGTATTTCTTGTTTTTTCTTTATTTCTTTGCGATATTCATTTTCATTTTAAGAGAAGATACACCTAGTCTGATTGTACTGTATCTGTTATTCTTATTGTTTTTCCTCATTAGTAAAAACATGATTATTGTATTCGGTAGCTCATTGTTCTCCATGTTGATTCTGATTCTTTTGCGTCAAAGCGTAAAGGAGGGTTTAACCCAACCAGAGGAACCAAATCCAGAGGGTGAGAAACCGGGAGAACCGTTGACAGGGTCTAAGAAAATACCCGAAGATAAAGAACCAGAGGACAAATTTGAAACCATGTTTAAGACATTGGAAACAAACTTGAATAGTATTAATCGTATAGAAGAAGAGACTCGTCTAAAACTTAATAGCATGAAGGAGCTCTATGTAAAAGAAGCTAAGGGTCCAAATAAGCCAGAGCCTGTTCCTTAGCATATTTCATGTGCTGACCTAATAAATAGACAATCGCATCATAAGGCAAGTCTTTTTTGCCTTCATACATGATGTTTCCATCTGGCTTGAGTTCTTTGTCTAGTCTTTTCAGTGTTTCAAAACTTATAAACAAATGAGCATGGTCGATAAATATATCGTCTAATATCTTTTCCTTTTTGGATGTCATTACAGTAAAAATATATATTTATAATAGTAGATGTCTGATTTTCCTGTGGTGTTTACACCCGCCGATACAAGTATTATGACAGAAGATACAACCAATCTATCCTACCTTTTCAGCACTATCAGTGGGTTCAAAATCGAAAATAAAGCACCTCTTCCTTTCTTACCTGGTATCCTAGGTGTCGAATTGTCTATACAGGGTAATTTTAATGAACCCTCCTTTGCTTTTACACGAAATAGGCGTACACAAACGTATAAACTAGATTCTCTTTATTTGGCGCCTTTATGTCCAACGTTTAATATCGTTGAATTACCTGACCCAACGCGTAATTCATTGGTCATCAAAGGGTCTATTGCTGAAAATGGTGTACAACAAACTATTTTTTTATACATTCCTTTTGAGGTACAGACCGTCGAAAATTGTATTGTCCAGGTCAATTTATTTGATAAGGTAAATACCCTGATGGTGAACGCCATCAATAATAATTTGAAAGAGGTAAAAGGTACGAACATAGATTTAAATAAAATGATACCCAAATCACCGTATCAGTATTATGAACTAGTGAACGATAAAAAGAATGTCATTATCTTCTTTGACTCTTCTTCTCTTATCCTTAGCTCTACCTTAGTTGGAATGGTTCCTCGTAAAATGGAGTATAATAAAAAGACTACGAATAAGACGTTTACTATTTATGAGTCGACGAATCCTCCTGAAATGAGACGTATTACACTCGGTATGGAAGATAGCATTTATATTGACTGTATGCCCGTAGAATTAGTCAATGAGGATAAAAAGACCTTTCTCAAAAAGATGCCTTCCTTGAAAGAAACCGCTTTGAAAGGAATCGATGGACTTGGATTGCCTGGTATAGTTATGCCGAATATTCAAGGCTTGAATTTTGCGACGGACTTGATTGACCAAGCAACCTCTTATCTAGAGAAGAGTACTCATTATATTTTGTTTTTGGTTTTTTTAGCATTGATTGTATTTCTTATCTTTAGTATCAAGAAGATGTTCAAGGCATCTTCCGATGATGTAGAAAAAGATATCATGCCTTTGTTGAAAGAAATTCAAAAGAAGGTCAACCAATAATTAGTTACTTGGACAATAGTTTTTCCATAATAGGTTCCACCTCGCTGTCATTATTTTCATTCTGGTTTTTTATTCTCGAGTAATCAGACTTCTCAATCACATACTCTTCTACACTCATTTGAGTGGGTGGATTCATTCTAGCTAATTCATTATTTCTCACCTGGTCCACGGAGAGAGTATGTCTCAGTAGCTCGTAGACATAAATCATGAACAGTAGTCCTACAACAGGGTTCATGGTAATGAAGAGGAATAGGGTAACACCTAGAAGAGCTATAATAGAGAAAGGTTGATTGAGTTGATTTACTACCCACAGGGGAGGCTCCACTTGCAAAAGGATGAGACAAGCCAGAATAAACCCAATCGCATTATCTATGTTGAATAATGAACCTACTTTTTCTTTCATCTTTGCTTTCATAATAATATACGTATAGAAAATATAAAGACAATCCTGTAATCTAGGTATGGCCTATCTAGGCAAGAAAGGTTATACGGTCTTTAAAAAGGACCTCACTTCATCACAAATCACTAAAATTCGTGATGAATTGACAGTAAAACCTCATACAACTCATGGTCAAGAACCCAGTTATCCTATTTATCTTGAGTCGTACCGTAAGTTCTATTTACCTAGGTATTATGGGATGGAAGAACTGGGAAGAGTAGATATCAGTCTATCTCCTGGTCAAACGATTGACGTTCCCTTTACCGGTTCTCTATTTCCGTATCAGGACACTATCATCGATACTTATCTGAAACATGTAGGTGAAAGTGGAGGTGGATTACTTGATGTAGAACCAGGAAAAGGAAAAACGGTCATGGCTCTCAACATCATCAGCAAACTTAACCGTAAGACCCTTGTCATCGTACACAAAAGTTTTTTAATGAACCAATGGGAAGAACGCATTCATACTTTCTTACCTTCCGCCAAGGTGGGGAAAATTCAGGGTGATTGTATTGATATAGATGGAAAAGACATTGTTTTGGGTATGCTACAGTCTCTTTCATCGAAAGTTTATCCTGAAGACATGTGGGAGAGTTTCGGATTATGCGTTTTTGATGAATGTCATCACTTAAGTGCTGAAGTCTTTTCAAAAGTCATGACCAAAATTGTCACACCCTATACCTTGGGACTGAGTGGGACCATGACACGTAAAGATGGACTCACCAAGGTGTTTAAGTATTTCATCGGTCCAGTCGTCCATAAAGAAAAATCCGACTTGACGACGGAGGTTCATGTCAAGACTATATTTCTACAGAATGATACAATATTTGATGGCGTGAAAACAGATTTTAAAGGAAGTCCTCTCTATTCTTGTCTCATCACGAAGCTGGACCATCCAGGTCGCAGTTCCATCTTATTAGAAGTGGTTAAAGAAGAGCTACGGCAACAACCTGACCAACAAATCATGATACTTGCGCATACCAAATCGTTGTTGGCTAATCTCTTTGAAGGTGTACAAAAATTCGAGACAAGTGTAGGTTATTATCTAGGAGGGATGAAGGAGGCTGCGTTAAAAGAATCTGAGACAAAAAAAATCATTTTGGGTACCTATGCTATGGCTTCTGAAGGCCTGGATATCAAGACATTGACTACTCTTTTTATGGTCACTCCTAAATCAGATATTTGTCAAAGTGTGGGTCGAATTCTGCGTAGCAAGCATCATAAACCCTTGGTGGTTGATTTCGTGGATGAACAGGATATGTTTTTGTCTCAGTACAAGAAACGATTAAAATATTATCAAAGTAAGTTTTTCAAGGTGGAAGAATTTGATACTTTCCAAGCCTATCAGCAGGGTCGTTCGAGCCTCAAGCCTCAAAAGAAAACAAAAAAGGTATGTCAGGTCAATATCTAGATACATATGTACTCATGATGATAGAGAAAGTAATTTTTATTGACGTGTCTCTTTTTAAAATGCTTAAGATAGTCCTCGTATTTAGCATTGACATCCATTCCCTCTTTCTTAAGAAATGGTCGTATATCACGTTTCTTGTCCCATAACGTACATTTCCATTGATGTATATATTTATTTTCAGACCATTCCAACGTTGGATAATAATGTTGTAGGACATAAGATAATGTTTTTTCGTTTAGTCCTGTTTTCGTACGAGCGTGTTCCATAAAGAGTTGTAATAGTTCGCTAATTTCAAGGTATTTCTCTGTAGGGTCTTCCACCATGGTTTCTTTCCAAAAATGATTAAACTTCTCGACGTGAGGCAAAAACATGCTATATACCTGTTTGAAATAGGGTTCTTGATAGGTAAATTGTTTTGCTAGTGTATCTAAAATGTCTCGTTTGTTTTGAAATAAATGAATCATTCTTTTTTCTTTTCGATACACCTTCCATAAGAACAACATGTCCTTTTCATGAATATCCACTCCTTCTTTCACGCATAAATAATCACTCGAAAAGAGTTCTAAGGTCATTTCTTTGGTATTACGTTCAATCCATAAAACTTTCTCTTGTAAAGGTTCATTCAAAGCCTGTTCCAGAAACATATCTCCACATTCGTACCGTTCTGAGTAGTGATAGGCGAGACAAATCATATCCATAAATAGTTGGTCTCGATTAGCAACAAACTCCATATTAAAAAGGTTAGTTCGTATGACTCGAGACAAATTGACATCATGTTGTTGATATTTGTATTTGTAAAAATTACCCAATTGAATGTTTTGAAAATACCGTTCTAACAACTGATGAAGATGTCGTATAAAAGGCTTCATAGATGGGTCCAAAAAATAATAACGAAGTTGCTTTTTCAATAAAATATCTCCAAGTGTAATGAGAAAGTATTTTGCGTAATTCTTATCGTTGAATAAGTTAGGAGACAAAAACGATAATATGTTTTGGATGGTATGACTATGTGGAATGGTTGTGGAAATAGTCGTTTCCTTTATTTTTTGTTGTATCTTGTATTTTAAACGATATTTGACCTCGGTTTGTAGGTTGTATTTTTGTAAATGTTGTAATACAGTATAAATGATTTCGTCTTCACGAACCGGTCTGTAATGGTATTCATTATAACATAGATAAGAACTGGGGGAAATAAAATAAAAGAAATGAGATTTGAAGAAATCTTGCAAAATGTTTTGGTATAGTTCTTGGTGGGGTTCGTTTTTTGTCTCAAACTTACAAAGGTTCTTGTATAGTTCTTCTTGACTATATCCATTAAACCTACCGAGTAGGTCATTTACTTTCTTACGTATTTTTTCTTCATAATCCATAACACTTTTAAATATATATAAACTTATTTTTATACTATACTTATAGTTTAATTATGAATAAATTAAACACAGACATTACCTCTTATCATATCGATGAGCTCTTTAGCTTGTTGGATATTCATATTGAAGAATCTATGACAACTGCTGTATTGAAAACGCAGATTGAGACAAAATGTAACGAATATATTAAGCATTTTGAAGAGCTTAAAAAAACCGAATTGGTCACGTTCTTCGAAACGGTTAAACGTCAATTACTTGGATATGAGAATGATAGTACCATAACGAGTATTCAGAAAACATTAATTTCTTATGAAGACGAATACATCCCTTTTATGGACAATAAAGAGATTCCACCAATTCACGGAAGAGGAATCTTTGATAAAAATACAGGGACGGGTAATCCGTTAAATCGTAAAACTGTATCCAAACTGTTGAATATTGACAGCCGATTTCGTGAAAATTATCAAATGAGCACATCAAGCGAATTTACGATTGATCTTCCTTATCCAATCAATAACGTCATTGAAATGACCTTGTGTGATTTAGAGCTACCCTGTTCACATTATCCATTGAATCAAGAGCATGAAAACAATTATTTTTGGATAAAAGGTGTGGATAGTAGAATGAATGTTTATTATTATTTCATGTATATCCCAGAAGGAAATTATTATTATCAAAACGCATTGGACTATATGAATAATGCTCTTCTTGAGTCGATTGTATTTAGCATGTTCAACTTTTTCTTTGACCTGGATAGCAACAACGCCGCTAACATTGGTAATGGAACAGGTAAGGTATCCTTTAAGAAAAAACCGAATACTCAACATGATTTCACTTATATTGAACTAAATTTCAAGGCACCCCCCCTCACCAATCAGTTTGTCTCCAAGATAGTATCTATCCAATCAGAAATAGCCGTTTATGATAATAAAAGCAACATCCCATTAGAACAACGATTCGGATGGATGTTAGGGTTTCGTAATTCATTGTATACTTCTCTATTGGCGTATACAAGCGAGTCCATCTTAAATATTTTGGGTCCGCAATATGTATTCTTGATTCTTGACGATTACAACAAAAGCAATAACGTGAACTTTATCTCTGCCTCTAGATACGGTCTACTCCCTGATAATATTATTGCACGCATTTCTCTCAAGGGTTCAACCTTTACGATTCAGTCCCAGAACGATTTCAGTGTATACGCAGAACCCCGGTATTATTATGGTCCCGTCAACATTAGCAAGCTTAGTATACGACTTGTCGATGAACACAGTCGTACTCTCTTGATGAACGACAGCGATTTTTCATTTACGCTGCGCATGACAACCGTCTATTCCAAAACATAATCCGCTACCCTATCTTAAAGAAACATATTATAGGCATATTTATAATGGCGAAATCAACTAAAACAAACAACATGAACACCCTGTGTCTTATTCTTTTAGGATTATGTATTTTCTTGTTGATAGTTTACGTGGTTCCTACATGGAAATCAGTTCAAGTAGTTCCGATACAGATAAATGAGGTTCAACCTATTCCTTCTGAAATTCAGGTAGTGGTTGCTGAAGATTATACAGACACTCTAAAAAATATCTATGCGCCTCCTATAAGGTATCGCGAAATAGACTATCGTCAACTCGGCTATTTAACCGCACCTGGCCGTGACCGGCTTCCACTATTCGGCAGGGTATTGAATCGTCGAGACAAATGGACGTATTATACATTAGAACAAGGGATAAAACTTCCAATTGAATACAACAACCGTGTCTGTACACAAAGCCCTGGATGTGATGAGTTTTCTTCGGGTGACCTTGTCAAGGTCGAAGGAAGTTCTTATAAAGTAAATTTATACGAGTCATTTCTTATGTCGTATTGAGATTGGGTTCAGATATTCAATACCTTAAACAATCTTTGATATAATGCTTGAAAAGGAATCGTTTCTCGACATAATTGCTCTACCATACACAGAGTATCTTCTGGGTAAAACGCAGCAAGTTCTATCTCTTTGCGTGGAGTTACGACCTTGTCCCATGGTAAAAATCCATAGGTTCTCTCCAACAAAAGATAAACCATCGACAAGACATCGTCTGCGAAACGGTACTCATATTCTTGTTCAAAACAGGTATAACTTGCGTATCTTCTATTACCCACAAAACCTTTGACTTTTCTTCCGGACTGTACCGCAGCCAATCCCAAGTCTAACAAATAACATTTTTTATTATATCCAAAAATGAAATTGTCTGGTTTCAGGTCTCGATGGACAATCCCTTTTTCATGTAAAGCATATAACAATAAAAACAAATCTTTTAGGACGATAGGTTCTTTCCATTGGTCTAATGTACGGTCCATTTTCTCAAAGACCAAATACATTTTGTCTCCGATTAGCCCAGACGATTTTAATCGAGGAATAGGTACAGACCCTCGAAGATAGGTATATAGTTTCAGTTCATTCTGTAAAAGACGATTCGTTCGCGCGTCCTTGCTATGTTTCAGAATGACCCTTACCTCTTTTATCACATGTACAGCTTCATAGATTGCCGAAAAATCTGTTTCTACAATTTTCCTTACCAGTCTATAGTTTCCGACAGTTAACATATAAAGGGAACCTCTATAGTTATGTATCATGATTTTAAGTCAGTTCCAACAACTTGCTGTAGATAGCATTGAGAAAGGGCATCATGTCCTTGTAACGGCTCACACAGGGTCAGGAAAGACTTTACCAGCGGAGCATGCGATAAGATATTTTACAAACCAAGGCAAACGTGTGATTTATACTGCTCCTATCAAGGCACTGAGTAATCAAAAATACAATGAGTTTACACGAAAGTTTCCTGAGCTACAAGTAGGTATTTTCACCGGGGACAACAAGCAGAACCCAGATGCGTCGATTTTAATCATGACGACTGAAATCTTACAAAATAAACTTATGCAACCAGAAGCAAGTCATTTAGACTTTGAATTAAATGACTTGGGATGTGTTGTCTTTGATGAGGTTCATTACATTGACGATGAAGAACGAGGTACTGTATGGGAGAATACGATTATCCGTCTACCTAAATCTGTTCAGATGGTCATGTTGTCGGCCACCATCGGAGACAAAGAAGGGTTCGCTGGATGGGTCGAAAAAATTACACAACGCAAGGTCGTGATTTGTAGTACAGACAAACGTATTGTTCCTTTGATTTATACTAACTTTTTTACAGCTCCTACTAAAAAAATAGACAATCTCAAAGACCCCAAGCAACGTAAGGAAGTTAATGCTTTAGTCGATACATTTGACCTTATCAAGGAAGATAAACTCTATGAAGTTAACATGGATAAAAACAAACGAATGAATAAACTTGTCGGAGATGTGTCTCGTAAATTTGTACTCAATCAACTATGT